GTAGCTTATGGTGAGAGTGAGAGCGTGAGCTTACGGATAGAAAACACTCAGCTTACCATAGACAAAGCGGGGATACACCTACAACGGGGTGAAGTAGATTTTAAAAGCCTTTTAAACGAGCTTTTAAATGAGCTCAAAAAAGCTATCATACAAACCCCTGCAGGAGTTGGCAACTTTGCCCCTAACAACGTAGCAAAGTTTGACGAGATTAATAACAAGATAAATGAATTACTACAATAGATATGGCACGATTGACAGCTGTAGAGGCAGACTATAAAAGGTCGCAAGGCAAAGAACTTTTTACTAAGGGCTTTAGCATTGCCAATATATCGGAAATGATAGGTATAGGCATTAAGACACTTGGCAAGTGGAGAGAGGAAGGCAAATGGGACGATGAGAAAGAGCTACAAACACTCAGACCTTCCAATATTCGCAAACTCACCCTCAAGTGTGCGCAGGCTATTGAGCGGGGGGAACCTCTTCCCTATAAGGCGGACGATATTACTAAAATCGTTGCCGCCTTTGACCGTATTACTGACCATAATAAAATAGCAGTATATACGATGGAGAGCCTCGATGGCTTTACTAACTTTATATTGGAAAAGGCGGGGCAAAGCACGGGTAAAAAGCGTGAGGCCTATATGAATACGATCAAGGAGATACGCCCTTACTTTGATATGTACATAACCGAATTATTACAGAAAGGAGATGACTAAAACAGAACTCAAAGAAGCCAAAGAACGCTATTTTGCGAAGTCAAAAATGATTAGGGAGCTTACCTACGAGGCTATACAGAAGGAAACAGCCGACGAGCAGGAAGCACGTATCAAGCGACTTTTAAAGCCAGAAAACTATGGTGAGTTTTTCGACTACTATTTTGGCTTAGATAGTGGTTTGCCCTTGGGCGATGCCAAGACACCTAAGTTTCATATTGACGACTATATTCGTTTGTACAAGGACCCGTTTATACGCCAATTCAGAAAGAAGTTTAGGGGTGCAGGTAAGTCCATACAGTCCAATGTGGGCAATATCTGTCATCTCAAGCAGAACAACCTTACTTTCTTTCCTATCCTTATAGGGGCTAACGAGGGCTTGGCTAAAATACTACTATCCGACTTGCAAGCACACTTGGAGAACAATCAGAAGTTTATCAAAGACTTTGGCTTGCAACTTTCTTATGGGGATTGGTCGGATGGTGACTTTCAGACTACAGACGGCAAGCACTTCAAGGCATTGGGGCTTAACCAACCTTTCAGAGGGTTGCGTTTTGGTATGTATCGCCCCGACTTGGCTATTTTGGATGATATAGAGGACTTAGACCGTGCCAAACGCCCGGATATGATAGAGAAGTACGGTAAGAAGATAACGGGCGACTTGGTGAAAGCCTTTCACCGAAAACGGGGCAGGCTCATCATCAACAACAACTATATTGTCAAAGATGGCATATTAGACTACCTCTATGACAAGTGGAAAGATAGCCCGCATCTACACGACTCGGTTACCAATTTGGCTACTGTGAATATCACCCGTGAGAACTATATGGATGTAGAGTGGGACCCCTCGTGGAAAGAACGCGATACTAAGGAGGATATTATTCGTATCTTAATGAATGATGACTACTATACCTCTCAGCGGGAGGATTTCAACAACCCTATTGAGGAGGGCAAACTCTTCAAGGCGAAAGATATTGCCCTGGTACGCATAGCCGACAACGAGGCGTGGGACGGCTTGCTTGACCATTGGGACTTATCCTACACCGCTACAGGTGACTATAAAGCGGGGGTGCTCATTGGTATCAAAGGCATTAAGCTGTATGTGTTGGAAGTCTTCTGTCAAAGGTGTGAACTTAATGCAGCTATGGAAGTACGTGCTCAGTGGGTGAAAAAATACCTTAAAAAAGGATTTAATACTATGGGCTTCTTTGATGCTACTATGGCACAGAAAGCGGTCTATACGCCTATTATTATGCAGAGTGCCGAGGACAATGCTTGCCCTAATATCCCTATTGGTCTGCATCAGGAGGGCGACAAGCACAACCGTATCTCGGCAGGGATTACCAATGCACTCTTTCGCAAAATCTTGTACTGGGACGAGAGTCTTCCCAAGCGTTCAGAACGTGACTACAACGCTTGTATTAAGCAGGTGCTTTCCTTTGAAAAAGGCACTACCTCACACGATGACGCCCCCGATACCTTAGAGCGTGCCATTACCCTTGCCCAACAGTATTTTGGCTATTCCGAAAACCCTTTACAAAGCGGGCGACCATTTATTGCCAGACACAAAAGACGAACAATATAACATTCACTTTTCACTTAGAAGATGACACCAAGAAAAGAACTATTTGTAAAAGTAAAACGGGCTCTTGCCACCATTGAAGGCATTGAGCTGATAGACCTACAACGCGGTCAGTTTGATAACCCCGAAAACGGATACCCCGAAATATGGACGGCTTCTCTCATTCAGGTAATGCCTATCGCCTACGAGACGATGACCCAACACGTACAAGAGGGCGAGTGTGAGTTTCATATTGACTTCTATTGCAAAGACGGCTGGACAGACCAACACTTAGGCACTGCTGACCCCGAAGAGGGACTTATGGAACTGGATATATTGGACAAAATCACCGATACCATACAATTCCTACAAGGTGAACAGTTCAAACCCGTACAGCAGGTGCGAGAGGAGGAACTCCGCCTAAGTGATGACGGCATTATGAGCTATCGCATAACCTTCACCACCCGCATTTATAGGCAAACTCCCTACCCTTATACAGGCAGACGATTGCAAATCGCAAGCAATTAATCTTTAATCATTAACAATTAATCATTAGTAACGTGTATTTAACCAAAGAAGAACTCAAAACCGTAGCCACTAAGGAGGTAATAGACCTTATCACCCAAGGCGATGAGCAGATAGTAACCGAAATCATTGCTGAAAGCATAGACCTAATAGCTTCTTACTTGTATAAGTATTACGATACCGAAGCTATTTTTGCCAAAGAGGGAGACGAGCGCAGCAAGATACTACTGAAGTACATCAAGGATATTGTTATCCACGAGATCTATATAAGGAGAACTAAAAACCTCAACCAAGTGGCAAAGCTCCGCTATGACGAGGCTATACTATGGCTTGAGAAAATAGCCAAAGGCGAGATAGAAGTCGCCCTACCCAAGCGCCTCAAAGACACTGATGGTGACGGCACCCCTGATACGCCCACTCCTTTTATGAAGCTTGGAGGGCGCAAAACCTATAAAAATCATTGGTAATTATGTCTAATAACAATTTACAAGAACTCCGCAAAAAGCTTGAAGCCCTCGCACGCTTAGTGAAAGAGGATATCCCTATTGTACTTAAAACAGAGGGGCTCAAGTTTATTCAAAAGAACTTCCAAGATGAGGGGTTTAATGATGAGGGCTTACAGAAGTGGCAACCTCGCAAAACTACCGATACACGAGGGCGAGACCTTACTCGTTACCGTTCGGATAGGGTAGGCAAAAAAGGTACCCTTACTCCCTTTGGTAAGCGTAACCAGGGACGTGCTATCCTTACAGGATACAACTCAGGAGGCAACAAGCTACGACACTCATTTATGGCACGTATGGAGAAAATGCAGGTTACCTTCTACACCCATAAGGAGTATGCGCTAAGACACAACGAGGGCCTAAAAAGTATGCCTAAACGACAATTTATAGGCGACTCCAAAACCTTATTCAACAATGTCAAAAAGGAAATAGACCGTTTATTCAATCAATTAAAATAATGGCAAAGCAATCCCATAAACAACGTATAGAAAAGAGTGTCACCCTTAGTGGTAATGTACTTAATAAGAAGGTACATTTGGGCAAAAATACAACCCAAAACATTCAGCAGGTAACCAATCTGATGGTGGATATCATCAAAAGACAACGCAGGCTATGGCGTACCGAACTCAACCATTGGCACTCGGCACGTTATGCCCGCTATAGTGTGGACTACCCACGTACTTACCCATTGGAGGAGGTATACCTAGATGTACTCCTCGACGGACACCTTACTGGTATTACTGAAAACCGTACCCTACGAACTACCAATAAGGACTACATTATCGCTGTCGATGAGATTAAGGACGACACCCTAACCGAGTATATCAAGGATAAACAATGGTTTGAGGACGTGATCGAGTTTGCCCACCAAAGCATCTATCACGGGCATTCTCCTATATGGCTCAAAGAAGTAACCAAGGGCGAAATCAAAGCCGTAGAGCTTATTGATAGGGGCTTGGTAATCCCCGAAAAGCACGTACTTTTAAAAGACTACGATACTACCACTGGCATAGACCTACGAGATGTGCAAGAGGTAGTATTAGTAGCACAATTCTACAAGCATTCGGGGTTGCTCGAAAAGGCTACCCCTTATGCTATCCTCAAGCGCCATTCGTGGGGTAGTTGGGACGAGTTCGAGGAATTATTCGGTATACCTATCCGCATTGCCAAAATAGCCTCACAAAGTGATAGTGTGAAAGAGGAAGTTTCCCAGTGGTTAGAGGAAATGGGTTCGGCTTCGTATGGTGTTTTTCCTATTGGTACAGAAGTAGATATTAAGGAGAACAGCAAAGCTGATGCTTTCCAAGTGTTCTACCGCAAAATTGAAGCCTTAGACAAAGAACTCTCCAAACTCGTACTTCACCAAACAATGACTACTGAAAACGGCAGTAGCAAGGCACAAGGCACAGTACACGAGAACACCTTAGAGGAGGTAGTCTATGCTGACGAAAAGAAGATGTTAGCTTTCCTTAATAATCAGCTTTTGCCCGCTATGCGTGCCATTGGCTACTCTATACCCGACAATGCCAAAATAACAGTAGAAAAAACTACAGACCCTAACAAGCAAATCACTATAGACGGCGTACTCTTAGGGCGTGGCTATATCCTTACCCAAGACTATATAGAGCGTACTTATGGAGTGGAAATAGAAAGTATGCCTACCTCCACCTTTGGAGGAAGTAGTGAGGGTGAGTCAAAAAAAGCCTAAGCCTACTCAAGTTACACTATAAAACCCATTGTTGTCCCGAGCACGAGCCTATAAAGCTCAGCAAGGAAGACAACGACTTGAGTAGGCTTATTGAGGAGTATATTCGTATGGTTTTCCAAGAAAGGAGTGTTAGCGAATCCCTATCGGAAAAGCTATGGAGGTATTATTATAGGCACCTCTCTAAAGCAGTAGAAATAGGCTATAGCCCCAATATAGAACAAGCAAACTCTGATTTGGTTAGTAGCCTCAAGCATAATATAGCTACTTTTTCGGCTTTCAAAGAAACAAGCTTCAAGCAGCAGATAGAACAAGCCCTTACCAAAGATGGGCGTGTACTCCCATGGAGTGAGTTTAAAAAGGAAGCCGAAAAGCTCGACACGCTCTACAACAAGCGTTGGCTACAAACCGAGTATAACCAAACAGTGGCAAATGCGCTCTCCGCACAAAAGTACGAGGAGTATATAGCCAATAAGCACATATATCCTAACCTTACTTATCACGCGGTGCACGATGAGCGAACCCGCGAAACACACCGCGCTTGGGACGGACTTACGCTACCCGTAGAACATTCTTTTTGGAAAACACACCTACCCCCTAATGATTGGGGTTGCCGTTGCTACGTAGAGCCTACTGCTGGTCCAGTAACAGAAGGAGTACGTACAGAAGAGGTACCCATAAAAGAAGCCTTTGCTAATAACCCTGCTCTTTCGGGGGAGATATTTCCTGTAATACCCTATACCAAAGGAATGAGTGAAAAAGCCATTAAAGAGGTAGAAAAGCAAGTGGAAAAACGATTGGAAAAGCTCGGAGAACACTATATTGAGAAGGTGGTAAAAGAATATCCTAATGGAGGAAAGATTACTATTTCTAACCTTGTAAATACGGAGGGGTCAGACTATGAACGTGTATATAACTGTTGCGAATTTTTCGCTAAGCAGGGAAAAGAAACAATCATACTACCAAGATTTAATTCACCTCTACGAAATGAGCTCTATCAGCAACTTTATGCCGATTTGCAAGGAACCCCTTATTGGGGTAAATGTCCCGACTTTAAAGTAGGAAATAAGTTCTATGAGCACGAAGGATTTTTAGGCGATGCAAATACGCTTTCCTTTAAAGAAGCCTTTAAAAAGGCTACCCATATGTTAGGTAAAGGTATAAAACAGTCTGATAAGGTAGTTATAGATTATACCCCTTGTGATTATGATTCTGTTATACGAACAATCGAAGAGCGTATAAAATCAGGGCAAATAATTAGTGAAGTGTGGGTATTGAGGAATGGTACTTTAGAGCGTATCTTTTAAAAACACTAAGGGGCAATCATTATGAGAAATGATTGCCCCCAAGGGATCGCAAATCCGCAGAATTGCACTGCAAAAGTACAACTATTTTTTTAACTACCAAAACTTTTTTCAATTATTTTTCCGCATAGATACCTTCATAGAAAACTATTGCCTCCACCGTACGAGGGGAAAGATACATCTGCGCAGCTACTTCTGCTATAATAGCTTCCGCTCTCCATTGGGGGTGACGACCACTAAGGCTCTCAAAGAGCTTTCGCACACACTCATTACGTTGTTTTAGTCGTTCTTTTCGCTGTAGGGTATAGGTTTGCATAAATATAGGTTTTAGACCGCAAAATTAAAAAAACACCCGCTTATTTCCAAATTGGATTTTAGCGGGTGTTCTCTAATTAAAATATAAAAATGACACATCAAAACTTCCTCATCTTTTTACAAAGCCTCTCCAGATCATCGTCATAACTCTCCGTGCGATTCTCTTGGTAGCGGAATTGTTCGTGGGCTTGTTGGTTTTGGGTGACAACTACCTCAGTGCGCTCCTGGTCATACTTGCGGAAGATACTCATTACTTTCGGCATACTGATACGCTCATACAGCTCGCCACACTCGCCCGATACAATTCTCTTGAAGATAAGCGATAACTCCGATATCTTCAGGTGATGATACTCTGCTATGATCTGCTCGGCACATAGCCGTATCTGCGCCTCTGTAAGAGGCTTATTCAGGTTCAATAACTCATTGAGGTAGATCAGCCATAGGCTAATATAGCTCCTTAGAAATGCCTCTCCTTTACTTTTCTTTATCTGAACTAAGCTCAGGGTCTGTCTACTCAAAGCATCACTCACTCCCTTAATTCCCGTACTGTGCATCAGACAGTTATTCGGAGAATAGACCTCTAAGAACTTCTCGTTTGAAATCGTTGCTAACGCTTGATTTTGCCTTACTATTACCTCGTTTTGCATTTTGTAATATCTTGTTTAATTGTGAATTGATATATTTCAAATCGGTGTTCCGTTGGTGGAACTCGTCCAACTTCCCCCAGTGTTGCAATAAATACAGCCAAGTGGCGAGGGCTTCCTCCTCGTCGGCAGAGTTACTTGTTAGGTAGGTGATGATTTGCTTGAGCGCCTTGCCGTCCGCACCCGTGAATTTTGGGGACAAACCAAATTGTCTATGATAGAAGGCAAACCACTCGTCCAAAAACAAGGCGTATAAGCTCGGTGGGTTCGCCTCTTCTTCTCGGTAGGTAACTCTATCTCCCCACCTGCCCTGCCACTCTTCTATGAGACTCTCTAATGGCGGAATAAGCAGGCCTATTTGTTTGAGATATTCTCCATCCAATGTGCCCTTCTTTATCTCTAACTTAGAGAATTTACCACCTTTATAGGTCAGTTTCATGACTACTGCACAACTGCGTATGGTTACTATATATGTCATTTTCCGAAATTTAATTATCTGACCATAAGGTAGTTATTCTTTCTATTAACTCTGTTATCTCTTTAACAAAGGGCTCTACATCTTTATCGGCTACTATTCCATCAGGAATATCTAAAAAGATACGATTCATTATACCTTTGGCTAAAATAGTATTCTTTTTGACTTCTTTAAGAGCTATGATAATTTTTTTAAACTCCTCTATTACTTCTTTTTTATCCATTTTTATATTGTTATACTTCTATTTCTGCTTCACTGAGTTGCATTCCACAATCTTGGCAAAACACAGCAGTCATCTCTACTGTACAATGCCCTCCTATCGTGCGTAATACTTGGTGCTTGTGAGGGCACTCATTCCCCCTTTGAAGGGGGGAGGGGGATGTTTTCAAGTATCGTTTCTCAATTACCTTCTCTAACGCTCCTATTACCTTACTGACTTCCTTAGTAGTCATTTCCATTAATGGCTTTTGTACAGGGCACCTCTTACTTAGCATAAACTTACCCAATCGTTGAAGGTCGGGGATCCTTGGATTATCGACCTGAACCCAACCCAATTCGTGGCACTTAGCCAACAAGCTAAGGTGTTGCATATTATGGCTGTCGAAATGTGCTGCAAAGCTATAGTTATAGCCTAAGTAGTCTAATATTTCAAAGGCTTCTATCTCTTTCAGCTCTTTGCTTGTAGCAAGCCCCCTTCCTACAAACCCCGATAAGAATGCCATTCGTTCCTCTCTATCCCCAAACCTCTTACTTAAGAAGCTTTGCAGGATTTTTAGTTGTCGTGTGCTAATCATTTTAAATCGTTTTCAAGTTCAATAAGATAAGCAGGAATTAGTCGAAATGCATTAAACTCAATACCACATAGATAGTGAATGTAATTCTCTTTTGAGTATTGTTTAAAAGAAACTTCTAAAGCCTTACATCGGGGGTACTTTTTGTTTAACTCTTTGGCTTTTTCAATGATGTATCTCTTTATTACATCTAAATTAGCGGCTTGATATAATTCTCCTTCCATTCCTCTTAGAAATTCGGAAAATTCAGCT